GTGGGTGGTACCGCAGGCACCGCAACAGCATTCACAGCTGACAACCTCATTGACTTGATGTACAGCCTTGATGGTGCAGCTCGCAACCTTCCTGGTTGTGGTTGGATGATGAACGGCAAGTCAATCGGTCAGGTTCGCAAGTTGAAGGACACCGCAGGAAACTATGTGTTCCAGCCAGCCCTTTCAATGGAATCCCCAGACATGCTGCTTGGTAAGCCAATCTACGAAAACCCTTCAATGGTTGACGTAGCAACGACCACCAAGTCAGTTATCTTCGGTCACCTACCTTCGTACTACGTACGTACGGTTGGCGGTCTGAAGTTGGAGCGCAGCGATGACTACGCATTCAACGCTGGTCTTGTTACCTTCCGCGCCACATGGCGTGTGGATGGCAACTTGCCACAGACATCACACATCAAGCACCTCCTACAACCATAAGTTGAAGGTAGTGCAACCGATAGCAATATCGGTGTAAGTTTGAGGGTAGGTCGAACACGCAGGGCGACCTACCCTCATTTCTTTTTATACCCTGCGACCTGCGAAGGAGAGAATGGTGGGCAATGCTCGTAATCGTCAAGAACACACCGGTCGAGTTACCAGACCTAGAGGCGGAGATATTGCTCCGCAGGGGAATAGCGCACTTGCCAGAGCGAGCAGATTTGCCAATTCAGACGCGCTTCGAATCCTCTGGTACAGCAATGCTCCCTTTGCGCCAACAGGCTACGGGACGCAAACCGCGCAAACCGTCGCAAGGCTCATCAAAGACCAACACGAAGTAGCGATCCATGCGATGTATGGCATTGAAGGTATTTCTTCAATGTGGAATGGTGTAAAACTTTATCCGCGTGGAATGTCTGCGTATAGCGATGACATTATGGTTGCGCATTGGATGGATTGGGCGAACGGTAATCGTGAGATGCCAACGCTGATGATGACGTTGTTTGATGTGTGGGTTTTGCAATCACCATCGTTGGATCAGGTTCCACATATTGCGTCTTGGATTCCTGTGGATCATGCGCCTTGCCCGCCGAATGTGTTGGCTTGGTGTCGTCGTGACAATGTGAAACCGATAGCGATGTCAAAGTTTGGTTTGCAAATGTTGCAGAACGCTGGTGTGAATGCGATGTATGTTCCTCATGCGATAGAAAAAGTGTTTGCTCCCACACCAAAGATTGTTTCGTCTAAGGGTGAGTTCACGGGTCGTGAGCTGATGGAGATCCCTGACGACAAGTTTGTTGTCATGATGAATGCTGCGAACAAGGGTGCGAACCCGTCACGCAAATCGTTTGCTGAAAACATTTTGGCGTTCGCCATTTTTGCTCAAGATAAACCTGACGCAATGTTGTATCTGCACACGGAGCGTGATGGTGCTATGGGTGGAATCAATCTGGTGCATCTGTTGGAGGCTTGTGGTGTGAAGCCTGAGCAGTACAAGATTTGTGACCCGTACGCTTATCGGACTGGTTTCCCTCAACAGGCTTTGGCTGCTTTGTATTCCGCAGCTGACGTGCTGTTGGCCTGCTCAATGGGTGAAGGCTTCGGTGTTCCGGTGATCGAGGCTCAGGCTTGCGGTACACGGGTCATCGTGTCGGACTACACGGCACAACCTGAGTTGGTTGGGGCTGGGTGGGCTGTGGACATACAGCCGTTCTGGGATGCGCACCAAAGGTCATGGTTCTGCACTCCTGTTGTGTCGTCCATCGTGGATGCCCTGAAAGCCTCCTACGAGGCTCCTAGAGGCGTGGATAAGCAGGCTGTGTCCTTTGCCAGCCAATATGACGCAGACCTTGTTTATGAGCAATCGTGGAAGCCTGTGATGAAGGAGTTATCAGTATGGTGCCAGTCATTATCGTCCCCGTCCTGAATCGTTACGACCTACTAGAGCGATGCTTACGCTCGATTGACTATGACGTGGAAACACTCATCATCATTGACAATGGTGGACAGTCCACATTGCACGACTGGCCTTGGGTGATAGACCGTCGCCATGTCAAGAACTATCACGTCTGGTCAATGCCAACCAACCTCGGTGTCGCACCATCTTGGAACATCGGAATCAAAGCAACCCCTCATGCTGAGGGCTGGATCATCCTCAACTCGGATGCGTTCTTTGAGCCAGGACAACTAGAAGTTTTCTACAAGGACTGCAACCCCGACTCAATCACGTTGACTGAGGCGATGCCTGGTTGGTCGTGCGCGTGGATTGGTGCGAACGTGGTTGCCAAGGTTGGTTTGTTTTCGGAGTGTTATGTTCCCGCCTATTTTGAGGACACAGATTTTCAGGAACGTGCGATGCGGTTGAATGTTCCTGTGTTCACTTCTGATGCTGGGATAGTTCATGACAACTCGTCAACGATTTCATCGGCACCAGAGTTAGCGGAAAAGAATCAGCGCAGCTTCGCTGCTAATGGTGCTTTGCATTCGATGCGCTGGCAGTCAGGTTTGCCTGATGCGGGTCATTGGGATTTAACACGACGAAGGGATTTGGGATGGGATTGAACTACGACCACATGCTTGATAGGGACTTTGACCATTTAGACCCAAACAGATATCGGTTGCACGACTATAAAAATTTACATAAAGGCGAAACAATTTATGTGATTGGTTCAGGCGCGACGTTGGATTATCTGTCACCAGATTTCTTTGACGACAAACTGAGTATTGCAGTTAATTTCTCTGGGTCAGTTTTCGGGATGAAAAACTATTACTGCTTCAGCCACTATCACTCTGACTCAATCCAAGAGGCTCGACGTGATGAGTCCATCGCAGTCTTCACCCCGTTGCGTGAGCATGGAACTGATGCAGAGTTCCAAGGCTTCATGCCCAAGATCGTGACCTTCGGTACGCGCACCGGCAGACCAGGAACATCGTTCAACCCTCATGGCAAGGATTGGCCTGTTGAGTGTGACCAGTTGACTATCGGGTCTTCGAGCATTCATGGGGCGATGCACTTGGCTGCATATATGGGTGCGAAGTTCATTGTGTTGGTTGGGGCTGATTGTGGTCAGTTGAACGGTAAGGACAGGGTTGACGGGTATGTTGCTGGGGATACTCATTGGGCTTTGTATGAGCGTCATCTTCGAGACATGAAGCAACGGTTGTGGGATGTGTATTCGTGTCAGGTGTATTCGTTGAACCCGTTTGTGAATTATTCGCTTGAGGGTGTGCAGTATCGTGGTGCTGCGTCAATCAACTAGAATCAGGACACTATGACCATCACCAACGGTTACGCCACACGCAACCAAGTCAAGGCAGCTCTTCGCATTGGTACGGCTGACACCATTGATGACGACCTGATTGATAACTGTGTTGGTGCAGCGTCACGCCTCATTGACGGATATTGCAACCGTCGCTTCTGGTCTAACGGTACGGCGACCCGCGTCTATCAGGCAGAAGATTCGTTCTACTGTTCCATTGATGACATCGCTGGAACTGCTATCACACTCAAAACTTCATCGTTTGCTGATGGCAACTTTGATGTCACCTGGTCTGCATCCGATTACCAGTTGGAACCGTTGAACGGAAACCTTGATGGGTTGACTTGGAGTTACGACAAGATTCGTGCTGTTGGCGATTACCTATTCCCAACTGTGAACGCAAACTATGGTGAGCAGGCTTTGGTTCAGGTGACTGCTGTATTCGGTTGGCCTGCGATCCCTGAGCCAGTAACTCAGGCAACGATCATCCAGGCTTCACGCATCTTCAAACGCTACGACTCACCGCTTGGGGTGGCTGGGTTTGGTGACTTGGGTGCTATTCGTGTATCTCGATACCTTGACCCTGATATGGCTCAGTTGGTTGAACCGTATCGTCGTATGCGGATTTACGCATGAGCGCAACAACAACCGTCACCGAAATCAAAGAAGGTATTGCTACCGCGCTGAGAACCATCTCAGGGCTTCGAGCATATTCTCAGCAACCTGACAATGTGAACGCCCCGTTTGCGTGGCCTATGTTGGATTCAATCACCTACAACGGGGCTATGGGTGGGGGTTTGCTAACCCACATTTTTACGGTGTCTGTCGTGGTTGGTCGTATGGCTGAACGCACAGCTCAAATATCGTTGGACGGTTTTCTGTCGTATCGAGGTTCTTCTTCGGTGCGTCAGGCTTTGGAATCGGATCGCACTTTGGGTGGGGTGGTGCAGGATTTGCTGGTTGAGTCAGCATCCAACATCTCAACGCTGGACGGCAACGATGCGACGTATCTCATGGTTGACTTCCGTGTGGTGGTGTACGCTTAGTTGATACGCAATCCTGCGAGCGTGTAGAGTTTCAATAGTAAATCTTCGAGTGCCGGAAGGCAGGAGTAATCAACATGGCAAAGCAAGTTCTCACAAACGTAAACGTAACCTTCGGTACTGCGAATACAGATATTTCTAGTTACGTAGCATCTGTGGCCTTGACGCTCTCCGCAGCCGAAGTCGTAACTACGGCATTCTCCAGCACAAACGCTGTTACCCGCATCCAAGGATTGCGTGACCACAGCGTCACCTTGTCAATGCACCAGGATTACCCAACGATTGAAAAGTTGTTTTACGATGCGTTCAACAACGGAACTGCTGTACCAATGGTGATTAAGCCAAACGGTACTGCTACTGCTGGTTCAGCTCAACCACAGTATTCGTTCAACGTGTTGCCTGTTGGCTATACACCTGTGAACGGTGCTGTAGGCGACCTTGCCACTTTTGATGTCACCTTCCCTGTTGACGGTGCAGTAACTAAGACCGGTACC